ATAATTAAAGGAATGGCGGATCAAGGAGCTAAATTTGTTGAGGCCGTGGCCATGGCACGCAATGCAGTAGAAATGTTTGCTAAGCTTGAGAAAGACCGATTGGCAGGTCCCGGCGCAGCATCATCAGGATTGGCGGATGCGATAGAGATGAACCGTAAAAGTCAAATTCATATTGATGGGATAGTCCGTGAAAATATGGGCCAGATGAGCAAACTAGTGAAATTTTTCTACGATCAGCAAGAAAAGATGATTGGGAATCAAGAGTTAGTTTCAAAGGCGATGAATGCCCTTGCTAACCAGGATATGAAGGCATTTAAAGAAGCAATCCAGGGACTAGTAAAAAATATATTAGGTCTTAAAGATGAGATAGACGCTGAACTTACCCCCCAATCGATGAAAGACGCCAATACTAAAGCTGAAGCGGCGGGTATGGCAGCCGAGGCAGCAAAGAAAGAAATAAACGCAACAAAGAAAGAGGCGCTTAATAAAGAAGCTAAGAGATTAGAAGAGGAAGCGAAGGAAGCATATCGTAAGGCAGATTTAGATTGGTATGCTCAGAAAGCGCAACGTCAAAAAAATCGAAGAGAAGCAAATCGAGCTGCCGCGATGCCGCCTCCAGAAACATCAGGTCAAGTGGTAACTGGAAAAATACGCCAGGCCGATGCACCTGCGGCACCTGCGGCACCTGCGGCAGACAACAAGGCTCTAATAGACGACCTCATAGCAAAAGGGAAAGCAGACGGTGGCATAACTAATGGTCCAAGTTTAGCTGGAGAAGCGGGCCCAGAAGCTGTAATACCACTGAAAAACGGTAGTATCCCGCTGGATATCAATCTAGGGGAAATGATATCTGCATTGAGAGAACAGACAGATATATCCCGCGATCTACTAGATGCGATGCGTGATTCCAAAGACATACAGCAAAAAATACTATATGCTACGGCCTAACATTAGGTAAATATAATTGATAATCAAATATCAAAGGAAATTATTATGATAAAAGTAATAGCAACTTATACAAGACCCAACAACACTGTTGAATGGGCAAATACTTTGGGCTGGGGAGAGCAGGATGATGCAGAAGAAATTAACGATTATGCTAATCCTACTTACGTAGAAACAGGTAAACAGATAAGTCGATTCATGAAGGAAATAGATGAGCTAACTACTAAATCTGTTACAGTTTGGGACAGTCAGGCATCGTTTGATCAATTTCTAGCAGATACATTTATTAACGAAAAATGGAGAGATGCTGCAATTATGTACAGAGAAGCCAACGGTATAACTTACATTAGAGTCATTAAGGCAACCTAACAGTGTCTTGGAAAAAATATTTTAGAACTGCAAATGTAGCCGGATCCGTAAGTCCTATCAGCGGGTCCGCTGCACCACAATTTTCCTATAAAAACTATCAGAGCAATCTACCTGAAGTTTATGTAGGACATCCCAATCGTATTGAACGATACAATCAATACGAACAGATGGATATGGACAGCGAAGTCAATGCCGCCCTAGATATCCTTGCTGAGTTTAGCACACAGTCTAACGATCAGAACAATACAGCCTTTAATTTCTACTGGAGAGAAAAGCCATCGGATAACGAAGTAAAGATCATACGTGAACAGTTGACACAATGGGTCAGCTTAAATGAATTAAACAAGCGTATCTTCAAGATGTTCCGCAACACCATCAAATACGGAGATCAGATCTTTATCCGCGATCCGGAGAATTTTAAATTATCCTGGGTAGAGATGAGTAAGGTCACAAAGGTCATTGTTAACGAATCAGAAGGTAAGAAGCCAGAGCAATACGTAGTAAAAGATCTGGCCCCAAACTTCCAGAATCTAACAGCCACACAGGTCAACACCAGCGATATCAGCGTGAATCATCCGCAGGTCGGAGGTGGATCGGGTGCTTATATACAGCCAAAGAATCCCTACAGCGGCGGTAGCAGATTCAGCTCTGCACAGAATGAGACCACTATCAATGCAGAACATATAGTACATTTGACACTGACAGAAGGGTTAGATTTTAGCTGGCCCTTTGGAACCAGTGTATTAGAAAACGTGTTTAAAGTATTCAAACAAAAAGAATTATTGGAAGATGCTATCATCATCTATCGTGTACAACGTGCTCCGGAACGTCGTATATTCAAGATTGATGTAGGTAATATGCCTAGCCACATGGCCATGGCCTTTGTGGAACGTGTAAAGAACGAAGTACATCAACGACGCATCCCTACCCAAACAGGTGGCGGTCAGAACATGATGGATGCTACTTATAATCCGCTATCAACTAATGAAGACTTCTTCTTCCCTCAAACAGCAGATGGCCGTGGCAGCACTGTAGACACCCTGCCAGGAGGACAGAACCTAGGCGAAATCACAGATTTACACTTTTTTACCAACAAATTATTCCGTGGTTTACGTATCCCTGCCAGCTATTTGCCCACGGGATTAGACGACGGAACCAGTAACGGTAATACATTTAGCGACGGTAGGACAGGCACAGCTCTTATACAAGAATGGCGTTTTAACCAATATTGTATGCGTCTACAGCGTATGATAGTGGAAAAATTAGACGCAGAATTCAAGTTATTCCTGCGCTGGAGAGGTATTAATATAGATGGTAGTCTCTTTGATCTACAGTTTAATGAGCCACAGAACTTTGCCAGCTATCGTCAAGCAGAAGTCGACGGTGCTAGGATTGGTACATTTACACAGCTAGAAGCGTACCCATATTTAAGCAAGCGTTTCTTATTAGGACGTTACCTAGGACTGACAGAAGAAGAAATGTCAGACAACGAACGTATGTGGGCCGAAGAGCAAGGTGATGTGGATAAAGCACCGCCAACAGAAGCAGGATTACGTAGCGTAGGTATTAGTCCAGGCGGTATGGACACTGACTTGGCCGCCGCTGATATACCTCTACCAAGCGAAGAACCAGCGGCCGCGGCTCCAGGTGCGCCCGGCGCCCCAACAGCCGCGGGTGCCGAAGCCGCAGGTGCAGGTACAGCTCCTGCCCTATAAATCTAATATTTGAGTAAATACCATATGCAATTATTAGAACTATATGAACCAGTGCCCCAGGGTTATCAAGACGATAAGCAAGATAATTCGGTAATCCACACGGACGATACACGTAAAACACGGTTAACTCTTGACAGATTAAACAGGCTACGCATCATGAATGATGTGCGTAAGCTAGAGCACGAACAGAAGCTGGATAAGGTAACAGATCAGTATAAAGTACCAGCTGCCGCAGAAGGTCTATAAGTTTTTTTGGCAAGATCAGTCAAAAAACCCCCATCTAACCCAATATACGCACATAATCTGTAAATACTACTACAGAATGAATTACCTTTAACATATTTTTAAAAGGAAGAACGATATGTCAAAATTTGAACAACTAATAGAATATATCATTAATGAAGACGAGACAAAAGCTCGTGAACTTTTCCATGAGATCGTTGTGGAAAAATCACGTGACATCTACGAATCATTAATTGACGAGCAGGACCTAGACGAAGTTGGCGGCAACGAAGTTGAAGAAATGGTTGACGAAATCACGACCGACGAAGAAGGCATGGAAGAAGGCATGGAAGACGATGCCGACATGGATGCTGAAGACGACGTCGAAGGCGAGATCACTGACATGGAAGACGACGGTGATGATGTAACCAAGTCAATGGGAGATATCGACAGTGACGGTGATCATGATATGGACGATCACGATGTTGAAATGGGCGGGGACGAGCCAGCAACCAAAGGCGACATCGAGCCTATCGCTGATGCATTAGCTGATCTACAAGCCAAATTTGACAGTCTAATCGCTGGCGAAGAACAATCAGGCATGAACGACATGAACGACATGGGCGGATCAGACATGGGAATGGGCCCAGACGAAGGTGACGAGATGGAAAGCATGTCAATGCCAATGATGCCAACCATGGAAGCCAAAGCTGACAAGAAAGCTGCTGATAAAAAGGCCGCTGACAAGAAAGCTGCTGCCGAAAAAGAAGCTAAAGAAGCCAAAGGTAAGAAGAAAATGACCGAAGCTGAATGGCTACGTGAATACGTTGACAAGATCGGCGAATATCCAGGCGATCAAAAATCACCATCCGGTGCTAACGTTGGCGCAGAAACAGGCGCGAACGAACGTCAAGGTGAGAAAAACACCAAGAGCGTTGTAGCTGGTAAAAACGATATGGGCGGTACAACTGCTAATATCGCCAAGGGCGGTACAGAAACAGATCCAGACGGCAAAGCTGTTCCAGAGCCAAAGAACGAATACGCTAAAAAGCGTGGCGAACTTAAAGGCGCTGGTCAGTTTAAAAATGCCCCAGGCGGCAATGCTGGTAAGTCTGCTTACTCAAACAAAGCACCTGCCCCAAGTAAAGCCGAAGCTGGCGGAACTAATAAATCTAGTCCACTGGCCAAGTAAGGTAAACTGCTAAATGAACTTATTAAGAGAACACTTAACTTTTGATAATGCCCGTATGGAGCTCCTCAGTGAGGACTCCACCGACGGCAAAGGTAATAAGAGTCTCTACATGAAGGGGATATTCATACAGGGCGGCGTTAAAAACGCTAACCAACGTGTTTATCCCATTGATGAGATAGGTGTTGCAGTTGAAGCTATCGCAAGTCAGATCAAAGGTGGTTATAGCGTCTTAGGCGAACTAGATCACCCTGAAGATTTAAAGATTAACCTAGACCGTGTAAGCCATATGATCACAGACATGTGGATGGATGGCCCTAACGGTTTTGGTAAATTAAAGATACTACCCACTCCAATGGGTCAGTTAGTAACAACGATGCTGCAAAGCGGAGTTAAATTAGGCGTGTCCAGCCGCGGTAGCGGAAACGTTAACGAAGGTAACGGACAGGTCAGTGACTTTGAAATCGTCACAGTTGATATTGTTGCACAACCTAGTGCTCCTAATGCATATCCTAAGGCCGTCTATGAGGGTCTTTTAAATATGCGGGGTGGACACAGAGTTCTCGATATGGCGAAGGATGCCGGTGCAAATCAAAAGGTCCAAAAGTTTTTGACTGAGGAAGTAAAACGCCTCATTAAAGACTTAAAAATATAACAGGAGAATGATCCATGTTTGATGCTATCAAACCATTAGTAGATAGTGGAATCATTAACGAAGAAACCAAGGTAGCTATCAGCGAAGCTTGGGACGCTAAGTTAAATGAAGCACGTGAACAAATTCGTACAGAAATGCGCGAAGAGTTTGCTGGCCGCTATGAACACGATAAAGGTGTAATGGTCGAAGCTCTGGACAAAATGGTAACAGAAAGCCTACAAGCAGAAATTCATGAGTTTGCGGAAGAGAAGCAGCAATTAGCTGCGGATCGTGTCCGCTTTACTAAACGCATGAATGAAAGTGCTGGACGCTTTGATAACTTCCTAGTTTCACAACTAGCGACAGAGATCAAAGAACTACGTGAAGATCGTAAGCAAGCTCAACATGCTACCAAGCGTATAGAGCAGTTTGTGATCAAAGCACTTGCCGAAGAAATTGGTGAATTTGCTCAAGACAAGAAAGACATTGTGGAAACAAAAGTACGTCTGGTATCAGAGGCAAGAGCAAAACTTGCTACTCTACAGAAGTCCTTTGTTGCTAAGAGTGCTGCTCTTGTACAAGAAGCTGTTACTAATAAACTAGAGTCAGAGTTAACTCAGCTGAAAGAAGATATCCAAATTGCTCGTGAGAATAATTTTGGACGTCGTCTGTTTGAAGCCTTTGCTAGCGAATTCTCAATTACTCACTTAAATGAGAATACAGAAATCGCTAAACTACGTAAAGAAGTAGACCGCAAAGATCAGGTTATCGCGGAAGCTAAAAAAGTTTCTAGCGAAAAGTCTGCATTAGTTGAATCAAAAGACCAAGAAATACGTATTATTAAAGAATCACAAGAGCGCAGAGAAACTCTTAGCGAGCTACTCAAACCTCTTAACAAAGAGAAGCAGACTGTAATGGTCCAGCTACTCGAGAATGTGCAGACTGATAAACTTAAATCTGCATTTGACAAGTATCTACCCGCAGTTCTAAACAACGCTGTGACACCACAAGCCGAAAAGCAGGTGTTAGCAGAAAGTCGTAAAGAAGTGACTGGTGATAAATCTGCTAAAGTCAACGGTGGAATTGACCATAATAATGTGGTCGAGATCAAACGTTTAGCAGGGCTTAAATAAACCCTAATTAGGAGAGAAATAAAAAATGACACAAGCACTATTAGAAGGCCGTTGGGGCGAAACAAAAGACGCTCTGCTAGAAGGTCTCCAAGGTTCACGTAGAACAACAATGGGTGTGATTCTTGAAAACACCCGCAGGCACTTGACTGAAAATGCAACAACTGGCGCAACATCAGCTGGTAACGTAGCAACACTTAACCGTGTTATTCTACCTGTTATCCGTCGCGTTATGCCTACAGTTATTGCTAACGAGCTTGTTGGCGTTCAGCCAATGACAGGACCTGTTGCACAGATCCACACATTACGTGTTCGTTATGCAGAAACTGCAACTGCCACAGCCGCAAGTCCTTTCGACACAAGCACAACAGCTGGTGACGAAGCTCTTAGCCCATTTAAGATTGCAACAGCGTACTCCGGTAGCTTGAACACCGGTCGTGCAAGTTCAACTTTCGCACTAGAAGGTTCACCGGGCCGTAAGATCAATGTGCAAATCTTAAAGCAAGTCGTTGAAGCAAAGACTCGCAAACTAAGCGCACGTTGGACATTTGAAGCTGCACAAGATGCACAAAGCATGCACGGTTTAGATATCGAAGCTGAAATCATGGCAGCACTAGCACAAGAAATTACTGTTGAAATTGACCAAGAAGTTCTTGGCTCCCTACGCAGTCTTGCCGCTACTGACTTTGCTTATGACCAAGCTGCTGTTTCAGGTACTGCAACATTCGTTGGTGACGAACACGCTGCTCTTGCTGTTCTTATCAATCGTGCTGCAAACTTGATTGCTCAGCGTACACGTCGTGGTGCTGGTAACTGGGCTGTTGTTAGCTCAGCTGCATTAACAGTACTCCAGTCAGCTACGACTTCAGCATTTGCACGTACTACAGAAGGTACATTCGAAGCTCCAACAAACACCAAGTTCGTTGGTACTTTAAACGGTGCGATGCGTATCTATGTTGATAGCTATGCTGCTGATACAGCAGCAGTTCTAGTTGGTTACAAAGGCTCCAGCGAAGCTGATGCCGCAGCGTTCTATTGCCCATACATTCCTTTGATGAGCAGTGGCGTTGTTCTTGACCCAACTACGTTCGAACCAGTAGTTGGCTTTATGACTCGTTACGGATACGTCGAATTGACCAATACGGCCAGCTCACTCGGCAACGCCGGCGACTACCTGTCGGAAATTTCTGTTGCGAACCTTTCGTTCCAGTAATATCTGTATAGTAGTAAAGCAAATGAAAAACCCACTTCGGTGGGTTTTTTATTGATATAAAATAAATAATATTAACCACTCGGAATGGGAAGACATTAAAGGGCCGCAAGGCTCTTTTTTGTTGGATATACGATAAATATATTTGTTCATATGAACTCTCGGAGCGCCACTCCGGGCGGCCTAGAACGCTAACCATAAGGAATAAATCAAATGGCAAAACTAAAAGTACAACACACAAGAACAGGCGCAGCTGGTTATGAAGCCGGCGCAACTATCGTTGAAGATAGTTATGTAAGCCCAACAACTATCAACGGTACAAATATCGGTGGAACTGGCGGCGATAACAGCCAAACAGTGCCAACTATACGTATCAGTTATCTACGTGATACCGGTGGAGCCGTCGACACCGGATACATAGTTAGACAAAAAGGCAGTGCTAAATTTGCTGTAAAAAACACAGCAGACGCCAACGCTTCGGTAGTTAGTTTGGTTAATAAATTAGCATCTGAACTGACAACAGCCAACACAGCAACGATCTTGGCCAACACCATGATTATCACTGGTTCTAACCTAGCTAACATTGGAACTGGCGGAGGTGGATATACCAATAACAGAGCCTTTGCTTACATTACGTATGCAACAGCCAACGTTGCTGGTAACAGTAGCCCGACCGTTGGCCACCAGTTT